CATAGCTCCCTTCATTGCAGTAAATAATCCTAAAATTCTTTTCATACTTGTGTTTAAAGCGGAGTAATTATTTACAAAATCATAACTTGCAACATTGCAAATATAAGTTTCCCAAAATGCATCTTCTATATTAATGAATGCTTCTGTGGAATATGCCGTCGTATTTGCCCAAGCTGGCACGAAATGTTGCACTTGTGAAGTAGTAGCAAAAACTCCTGTATCTACCATTAGATTAATCCTGCTCCAATTCCAACTAATAAAGAAGTTGACCAGTCACGCCAATTTTTTAATTTTAGAACTTGCAATATTCTCCCTCTTAAAATATAATCTGAGCGGTTATTAAAAATTCCATCTCTTGTAGTTAAGGGGAATTGGTTTTTTTTAAATTTAGTCCAGTTGTCATCTCCAGTTATCCAAATTACATTGTTGATGCAAGAATAAATTATACATGTTGCTACTCCTTTTAAAATATCCATCTTACACATAACTTATCGATAGATTTAAACTTTTCTGATTTGTCAACCAACTTGCTCTTACTAAACCTTCTGCTATATGCGTGTAATTTCCGAAGATTCTCATGCTTGTTTTCTTTCCTGCTGTTGTAATAAATTCGTATTGGACTGATTTTAAACTTAAAATTATATTGTCATCGTTTAGTAGTTTCAAAATGCCTTTTTCTAACATCATTTTCATAATTTGATACATGTCCTCTTTTAGCAAACTTGTTTTCTTTTCCCCGTTTCTATCTAAATTCCTGCTTCTATTATTAAGAGCGACAATTTTATTTCTTATATTTGGCTCTCTAATCAAGAAATCAAGAATGCCGACGCCAAGACTTCCGCTTCCTGCATCAATTCCAATTTTTTTAAAGTCCCAAATCTTATTTAAATCAAGAATGCCGTTAAAAGTTTCTGTCGTTAGTTTCTTTTTAGTAACTATATTTTCAACTTGTTCTATTCTTTCATTGTTTATCTTGCATAAAATTTCAAAAGTTCCTTCATCATTTCCTAAACGTGCAATATCTACGCCCAAATAATAATCTCTGTCTTCTATTCTTGGAACTTTTTTAAGAATGCAAACTCTTTTAATTAAATCGTCCTCAAAGAATTGTTGAAGTTCGTCGGAGAATTTTCCCAAATATTCCTGCGCAAATTGTAATTCACTCATATCTTTCTTTTCAGCTTCTAAAAATTCTATTGCTTGTTTCTTTTTCTGTTCTGTCCAGACTTCGCTAATCGGACGTGTATTTACTACGTCCCAAGAGTTAGTCTCAATTACTTTAAATCTCTGGCTTTTGTTTAAGTAGCAGTCATAAAAGTAACCTTGCTTTCCGAAAGGAGTTGAACACATCCAAATCTGACCTCCAGTTGTTAATAGAGTCGGCTTACTTGCTGTGAAAATGAACTCGTTAAATCTTGATGCCTCGTCTAAAATTAAAACATCTCCAGTAAATCCTCTAACTGCGTCTCCTGTGTTTCCTACTGGTCTCGCGAGGATTTCACTTCCGTTGTTTAAAACTATTTTGTTCTTTGTTACGTTCTTGCTGTATGGTTTCTTAATCCATGACTTGTAGTTTTGCTCTAAATAACTTAAAGTCATTATTATCATTAGTTGTGCTTGGTCTTCTGTAAGAGAACAAACAATTATTTTAGAACCTTTTTTTGAAATCATATATTCTGCAGCTTTACGGCTCATTATAAAAGTTTTTCCTACTTGTCTCCCAGTGCAAAGTAAAAGATTTCCGTTGTGATTGAGGGCTTGTTCTTGCCAATCGTCGAGAATTATTTGTTTTTCTGTTCCTTGATTTTTTGTTCTGCTAACTTCAGCATTTCTTTCTGAATTATCAGATTGTTGTTCGATTGTTTTATCAGCAGCTCCGCCTCTTGTTTTACACTTAGCCATAATGCTTCTTCTTCTGTTCCAAATTTAATTCCGAGATCTTTAGGAACTTTATTTTTTTTTTCCATTTAAAATAAAAGAAAAAGTTATTTATATATTTTTGTATATGACTTTGAAATTTTATAAAAATATTTTAAAAGTTAATAAAGGGATTTTCTTTTTTTTATTATTTTAAAAAATATTTTTAAAATCAAAATTTCTTTTTTAATTTAAAATAAAAGAAAAAGTTATTTATATATTTTAAAAATTTGTCAGAGGGGATAGCCCAAAAATATATACAAACACTCAACTATCGGGCACTTCTCAAAAGTTGCACGAAACCCTCGGATTTTTGTGCACTAAGGTTACCTAAGTGAACAGCCTATGAAGAAAAGTTATTCGGTGAGCCGAATAACTCCTTTGAATGCACCAGTTAAACATAGGAAAAGGGGCACGTGGGGAAGGGGCATAGGAAGGGCAAGGGGGGGCGGAGCGTGGGGGGAGGGAATTAGGAAGGATTGACTAAGGAAGGGGGGAGCGTAGCCCTTCCCTTTCAATAATCATGCGTATATTGTGCGATACCTATGCACGTTTTTATATTAACTAAGATTAAAATGCTCTGCATTTTAAAATGAAAGGAAATTAATAAATGTTGTTATTGGGGAGCAATTAAAATTAGCATGATTATTGAAAGAACGATTTTTAATTAATAACTTAAAGAGGGCGAATGCCGTGCCGAATATGTCATCATTATTAAGTGAAGTTAAACATTTAAATAGAAGTTTTCATAAGAATAATTATCTTTCTGATGTGAAAGGTAGAATTAATACTAGTTTTTAAGGGATTATAGGGGTATATATATATATATATGGTAGTAGGAAGGGGGTTGCAAGGGGGAAACCACAAGATTTATATATATGTTTCTATATGATTATGTATGACTAAAAAAGCTGTGATGATTTCTATTGACGACGAAGTGCATAAAAAGATAAAAGAAAAAAGAATTAATATATCTGAAGTTTGTGAAAAAGAATTAAGAAAGAAACTTGGGGAAGATATTGATACTCCTGAAGAAGAACTTAAATGTCATTTCTGCGGTGTTCATGATGTAAGACAGACTCCACAAGATTTAACAAAAGGTCTAGTCTTTTTATTCCATCATGAAGTTTGGTGCTGCAATAACTGCTTAAGAGGAAGGACTATAAAAATAATTATGGGTGCTACAAAAGTATGAAACAAAATGAAATTCAATTAATTCTTAAAGGGCAATTAATGAATATAAAATTCCTTCAAGAAAGAATCTACAATCTTGAAGAAGATATAAAAATAATAAAAAAAGAAAATCAAGAAAGAGTACCTGTTTAATCTATTTGAGGAAAGAGAGAAACGTCAATCAATCCACATCTTTTCATACTTGAAATCTTAACAACTAATTCAGCTGTATCATCAAAGTAAATCTTCATTCTTGCTCCTGCTGGTCCGAACTCAAAGCTGTTAGGCTTTTCTGTCTTGCTTATTGTTATTTGAGGTTCCATTTTAAACTAAAGGAATTACTAAGTATCTTGTATCCATTCCTTTGCCGGACATCTTAACCTTAAACTTCTTCATGTTAGGATTATCTTCAAGCAAGACCTTTAACTGAGCCAAAACAGACGCTCCAATCTTATATCTCTCACTATTCACTTCAACGTATTTATAAGGAAATTCAGCTTCTTTTTCTTCAAAAATAGCCAACTCTATATCAACATTTGACAATTCGGATATATTTTTGACTGATGCTTTGCTTGTATATTTTTTTGCTTCGTCTTTAATGTTTCCCATTTGTATTACCTCCCTTGTTATTTAATTGAACATCTGCCTTTTTCGACTCTTCTAATATCTCAAATCTTTTTCCACATTTTAAGCATTCCCAGAAATTAAAATAATTATAATTATTTATAAATCCATTATTAATAGGAGTTGACTCATAATATATTTCTTGATTTTTAGGTAAAAGTTCTCCTTTACAAAAAGGACATTTTTCTTTTTTATAAGCTATACCTTCAGATTTTAATTCTTTTCCCACTTTAAATTTCATAGTAATTTATAAATTACATAATTTAATATTGCTGAAATTTTCATTTCCCAACCTCTTCCTTTTTCGGCTCTTCATTTAAAATAAACTCGCAACCATCAAGAAAAATTTTATTTGTCTGCTTAATTTCACAAAGTTTCTCTAAAAATGTTTGTAATTTATATATATCGTTAAACTCTTTTGTTAAACTATTATCTCCTAAACCATAAGATAAATAAAACTTCATTTTTTATCTCCTACCTTTTTCGGAACAAATCTTTTACAATTACAATCCAAAAATAATTTCTGTTTTTTATTTAATTTCTGATGTTTACACATATATTTCTGTTTTCTATCCGTATGTTCACTTCTTAAATGTCCACATTCGCATAAATCTTCTTGTAAATACTCTGCCTTTTTTGGCTCTTCCTCGCAGGATTTTAAGGTTTCTAAAATATTTACTTCTAAATTAGCAAGAATCTCTATCGTATCTAACTTCTTTTTTTCCTTTTCTTTATGTCTAACAAAAATCTTCATCTTTCCAAATTCTCTTTCAATATCTTCCTTTATTTTTTCTTGTGTATTCATTTTTCAAACTTCCTTTTATTTAAAGTAA